GGTACGGCTCAGTCGAAAGGTGGCCGAAAGGTTTGGTTTGACCTTGCTCAATCTAATGATCTTGAAGTATATACTAGGTCAAAACGTGGTATGCCTTTCGTCGTCGGTATTGATGAAGAGGAACGTGAAGTATGGCATCCTACTAAAGAGATATATGATGGTAAGAAGGCGATGTATGTCTTCGCTCGAGCTGCATGATATTTTACCTAAGTAGTACTAGGAACTGACTGAAATATTATCTCCTTAGATAATGGTGACTTGCCCTTAGGGAGTCTGCAAGGATTCTCTAAGGGTTTTTTATGTGTCATCTTCCGAAAATACTTAGAGTGTAACTTTAAATTTATGGGACTCCTAGAAAATATTGCGGGAATGATATAGTCACCCGACACGCCTCTAAAAAGTCTGCAAGTTTTCTAAAAGGTGTTTTTTCAAAATTTTTTTTGGGGGCAAAATCTCTAAATACCTTTATGGAGAAAAAAGAAACAGATGAGGATGTATGGTTAGTGTATCCTTGGGAAAATGTAGGAACTTATGGTTAGAGCAACAAGAACAGAAGAAAATACTAAAGCAATTGACGAATGGTTAAAGAAAAACAAAGTTACCGAATGTCCAGCACATGCGAGAACAGACCCAGACGATATTGTGTATAAGTTTAAAGCAGGCAAACGTGCCAGAAAAGGAATCATATTGGAAAAATATGTATAATTTTTTATTAACCACAGCGGTAAAAAACGGAGATTGGTAATGGCACAGTGGCATGGTGGGAAAGGCAGCTCCCAGAGAAAAGTTGACAAAGAAAAGTTTAACGACAACTGGGACAAAATCTTCGGCAAGAAGAACGATACTGACCTGAAGTTTACGGCTACTGAAGACTTTATAAATAGTGTTTCTGATGGGAAAGGAACACTAGATGACAGTGAAGAAAAAGTTCTCTAATGTCTGATATCCTAGCATTTCTAATTCTTTTTCTTCCTATTACTTGGTGGGTTTGGTGGATGAATAAGGATAAACCGAAACCAAAACTAGACTTTGGCCCAGAACGTCCGAAGTCTTTACGTTCTCTTGCTGGATTAGAATATATTCTATGGAACTGGAAGTCTTACCTTACAAAGACAGTCTGGATCGGCGCAATGCCATTTATTTGGTACTATGATGGAATCGGCGCCTTGACGACTTGGTGTATCCTTGTAGGTCTTTTAATACCTCTTGGAAAATTTTGGGAGTTGTTTAAATAGATGAGAATTGTTTACATTCACGGTGCAACTGCAACTGAAAGAACCTTTGCATTCATTCAGAAAAATATTAATGCAAAGAATCCAATATACCTTAACTACAATTCCAAAGAGGCAACAGCGAAAGAGAACCTAGACTTTCTAAAGGAAACGTTGAGAGAACAAATGCGTCCTAATGACAAGTTATTTTATATTATGCATTCTCTAGGAGGCATCTACGGAATTTATTTACAGGAAGAATTTGCATACAACTCTTCGTCAGCGGTTTCGCTTGCAACTCCTTTCAATGGTTCTGAAGTTGCACACTGGGGAAGATGGGTCGCACCACAATATCAATTGTTTGCAGATATCGTTCCCAACAGTCGATTTATCTCAGAGTCACGAATGATTAAGATTGCAATCCCATGGAAACAGGTGATTACAACAACTGGAGATGTTCCTTTAATAGCAGGAAAGAATGATGGCGTAGTCACAATGGAATCAATGATGAGTCGAGAGGATGTTGACTATTATGCAATTGATCGTAATCACTATGAGATTGTTCAGTCTAAAAGAACTGTCAGTTTGATTTCAGACTGTTTAAATGGATTTCGAAAGTGAGGTGGAAGATTCATCTCAAATTTCTCAATTTTTTCTTTGAGTTCTTTCTCTTGTTTCTTTGCAAGATAGAGTGACATCTCCAGTGAATTGATTTTATCATGAGCAAAATTGAGAGATTCTTCTAAGGTTCGCATTCTCTCCATGGTTCTATTTGAGGTTGCTTCCGTCATTTCTCTTGACTCCTGAATTCTTCTATGGTAATATGTATAAATAATACTGAGTCAAAAATCTGGTCAAATCGGTCTGGTCAAAGTCTTTAATATAATATGAAAGGAAATGTGAAATGGGATGGTGGAATAACCCAGCTCAAGAACAACAGAGTGAATGTAAGTATGATGAACGTCACGGAGGCCCTTATGATAGAGGAAGTGCGGATAACTATTATCGAAGAGGGTTCCAGCCTCACTACTTTGTAGGAGCTACTTATCAATCTGAAGTGATAACGATTGATGATATGACGCCCGAAGAAATCATGGCCTACAAAGCAGGATATGACGATAACGAAGAAGACGGAAACTTCAAAGACTGGGGTTGAAAAACAGCTTGACAAATTTCATTATATCTGTCATAATGTAATAGTGAAATAAAGAAAGGACTATATTATGATTCGATTTGTGGTTGGAATGTTGTTAGTTTTTGGTTCTGTTGGTGGACTTGAACAGGATACTGCGACCTTTACGGAAGCAATTCTCGGTTCACTTCTTGGATTGACTCTAATGTTTTGGGCACTTCCCAAACTTAATGCTCTTGCGGATGAAGAATACTAGATTATATCGAAATCTTAAAGGAGACAAAAAATGTCAATGGAATCTTGGTTGTTAATCACTGCATTCATTTTTACTGTGTTTGGTTTCATTTGGGGCCGTGGAAACAAAGAAGAAAGTGATGTTGCAGCAATCGAAAGCACTTTAGATCAACTCATCGATAATGGATACTTACGTTTTCGTAAGGATGACGAAGATCAGATTGAACTATTAAAATGGAATCACATCGGCGATTAGTTTTTTGAAAAGGAACTAAATATGGGTATAGTATATGGAGTCCGAATCGAAATCGATGAGGGCGAATTTGAATATGTCAGAGAAGGGAATGGTTGGAACTCCGCCTCTCCCTTTCTAACATTTAACAATAAAGAAGATGCAATCAGTGAAGCAGAAAAATGGAACACTGGAATTGTGGTAGATTTATCGAAACAAGTCTAGTAACATGGAAAACTTAGAAGAAAGTTTATTTCATAATAAAAGAACTATTGTGAAATATAGAGAAGCATTTCAACAAGGCGCACTAGCGTGCCGTGAAGGACTTGGATTTGAAAATTGCCCTTGGGTGGATGATGATTTTCGAAAACAGGCATGGAGAGATGGTTGGGAATCTGCAATGACTTGGGTTCTAGAGAAGGCATATTCTTAAAAAATAATAAATAAAATGGAGAATATTATGCATGAAGTACAACTAGATTTGTTTAGTGATCCACCTCTACCTTATAGACGGAATGAAAATAAAGAACGTGTAGAACATCTTGAATGGATACTGACACAGATTGGTTTAACGGTAAGATCATATCAAGAAACTAAAGAAGATTTTGTTTTAGAAGGAATTCCTTCCTTCATAAATGATTACTTTAGTAAATATAATTAAAAAGGATAATATATGTACCTAGAATGGTGGATGATAATCACCATCGGGTTATTCTTTGTAATTGCACTCACCAGAACTTGGAAAAAAGCACACTATGAAGGTTTCTGTATGGGCGCAACTGTCTTATTAAACACAATGGAAAAAGTAATTCCAGAAGATTCAGTCGAGTTTCATAAAATAGTTAAAGAATTGACAAAAAAACCTGATAAAAAAATAAAAAATCTTTAAATTAGAGCTTGACATTTGTATGTAGAGTACTTATATTAATAGTATAGGGAACAGTTAGAGGTTGTTATGGTAGATTTTGAAGAACTCTATGTTAAAGGTTCCACTAAAAATAAAAGAAAACTGGCAGAGTTAGCGGTAACTTTTGCTAAAAGTATTTTATTTCCTCGCCACAGAAACGTTGTTGTCGAAGTTGAACTCATTCCAGACTTAAATGGTAAAGAAGGCATCTGGGGAGATTGTATTGACGATGATGATCGTTGGTATATTGTCCGTGTTGATTCCAAATTATCTGCAAAAGACTTTGTTGAAACAATTTTACATGAGATGGTTCATGTAAAACAGTATGTTCGTAAAGAATTAATACAACATTCAGTCAAGCATCAGTTGTGGAAGGGTGGCCAAATCCCCTCAGAAACTAAATATGAAGAACGTCCTTGGGAAATTGAAGCTTTTTCATTAGAAAAAGGCCTGTCTGAATCATTTATTAACACTCATGGATGGAAATTCTTGGGAGTCTAACCGAATGTATTTGGCCGAACGTCAATGCCAGCAAGAAGAAGCGTTTGAAGAAATTGTAATCCAGATTGTGCAGGAGTATGAAAGTTTAGAACATGCAAAAAATGAGTGTATGAAATCTAAAGAACTCGTTGAACACTGGAGTCAAGAAGAAATTGAAGAATTTATTACAGACCTTTGGAGTGAATACTGGACAAAATATCTAACAGATTACTAAAAAATATAAAATATTCTTGACATTATCGCATTTTTACAGTATTATATAAAATGTAGTGAACAAAAGAGGTGAAAGATATGTCGAAGATGAGTAATTATGTTGTTGGTTTGATGGAAGATGGACTTTGGGATGAGCCAGATTATCCAGAACCCGACATCGAAGCGTATTATGAAGAATATTATAAAGAAAAACTTAGTGCCTTCAAATCTGCACTAAACCAGGCTATGATGATTTACGATTGTAGCTGGATTCCCGCCCTCAGAACCATGTACCAAGTCGAAAAAAAGGATGCAGAACCGTTTGATATTCAATCGGATGCATATTGTTATAGAAAATTAGAGAGTTATCTCTACGAATGGGAATTGGGCGAGGAAAAAACTGACGAAATATGTAAAAAATTCTTCTTTAGGGCTTGACATTCGCTCTAAAATGTATTATATTATATATGTAATCAATTGAGAGAGAAATAAATTATGGCTTATGTATCACAAGAAATGAAGAAATCACTTGCTCCTGCTATCAAAGCAGTCCTTAAAGAGTTCGGTATGAAGGGCAGTATTTCTGTCAATAACCACTCAACTCTTTGCGTAAATATCAAAGCGGGTGAGATCGACTTCTCTGGGAACTACACTCACGGTGATCGTTACATCCAAGTCAATGAGTACTGGATTGATGAACATTACGAAGGTGTTGCTAAGAAGTTCCTTAACAAGTTGTTAGCGGCAATGAAAGGCCCTAACTACTTCAACAACGATGATGCAATGACTGACTATTTCCATAGATCACATTACACTGACATCAACGTTGGTAAGTGGAACCAACCTTACGAATTCACAGGAGTGTAGATGTTTTTTGTTGAAGTGAAAGAAAGACTTAGTGAAGAAAAGTTTCGTTGGGAGGCACTAACGGAAGAGCAGGCATTAGATGTTTTTGCAAAACTTAAGTCTGAAGGAAAAAAATACCAATCTTTAGAAGTTGGTGAAATGAAGGGGCATTTCGACTATAAGTAATATAGTTGGGGAGAATTATAAATGTCAAAAATACAAGAAAAAATAAAAACTCTTATGGATACTGTACAAGAGAGTTTAGAAAGTCAGCGACATATTGAGTCGCCAGAAGAGTTTATGATTGAACTGGATAAAGTTGGACTTTACTTCAGTCACATGAACGATGAAGATCGTGATTACTATCAAGCGGCACAAATCGCTTTTGAAGAACAAAGGAAGTGGACTATTTAAAATGAAACTTGCAAATTTTGAAATGATTGAAAAGGATTACATGCCTGGCGGTTTCCAGTCATTATTATCCTTTGGTGAGCATCATCAATTGAGTGTTATTAGTGGTGAAGGTGCATATGGTTCGAAAAATGCTCCCTATGAGATCGCCGTATTCGTCAATGGAGAATTTGCAAATTTGCCTGGCATTATTGAAGATGATATTAAGGGACACTTGACAGAAGATGAAGTTGATACGATCATAAAAAAACTTCATACTATTACAAAAGAAATCCCTGTTCAAGCCAATTTGATGGAGAGTTACAATGTCACAAATATCTGAAGTAAAAAATAATATAGGTAGACTTTATTCTGTTGGGCTAGATTATGATTCTGCCAAGAAACAGTTTTTTGAGTCTGTGTATGAAAAGTTTTCTAAAGAAAAGTTGGAAACAATTTTTGATGAAGAGTGGAATAGATACGAACACATGTATTTTGCCAATTTAAGTTTCTTCAAGAAAGGAATTTAGATGGACAATATGTTTCATATATGTTACAATGTTTCATATATGAAACATTTATGGTACATTAATACTTGTAATGACTATTTTATGAAACATAGAAATCTGCCCTTAGCTCAGCTGGATAGAGCAACAGCCTTCTAAGCTGTGGGTCGGGGGTTCGAATCCCTCAGGGCAGGCCAATTAATATCGGGCGAGTCGGACGCTCGATTTTGTCGAGTGAGTAAAAACACGGTTAAGCCTGAAAACGACACTAAATAGAAGACTCAGGTGGGAAGTTGGAAATCCCTCATTAGAAACCAACAGAATTAAACAGGGGCGGGACAGTAGGAAGAGGCGACTAATGTATAAGAAAATAAAGCGGCCTAGCAACCCCTCAAACTGCGAAAAGTAAAACACCTACTGTCCCTTTTATTCGGAGTTACTATAATGCAAGTATCACCAGTACCACCAGTAAGAATTGTGAGTGATTATGTTAGACAATTGAATGTCGGTGATAAGATTCATAACATTGTAGTAACGCACAAAGACTTTGGAGGCTCTGTTAGAGTTGAAGAAGTTTATAGAACATACGAAAAAACTGGAAAGATTAGAACAGTCGAACCAGTTAGTAAAGTTGATGTTGAAGTTTAGGCGGATGTCGTATAATGGTATTACCTTAGCCTTCCAAGCTAATGACAGGGGTTCGATTCCCCTCATCCGCTCCAAAAATAAAAATCCAAGGTGACGGCCTATGGATTGTGGTGACTGAATAATCCCTTGCAAATGGGGATAAGGTAATGTCGAAGGAACTTAGCGGTTCGTCTTAGCGGATGCAGACAGGTATGAGTCCAGTTAGACAGGAAGTTTGTCAGTGACTCGTTGCAGGATCCTAACCCTGCCCACACTAATAAATTTCTAAGTACACATGAGAGTAGATGCACCCGCTTTCCTGTGCATAGGACAAGGGTTTGAAAGACTGCATGTCATGTGTATTTAAAAATTTATCGGGGTATAGCGCAGTCTGGTAGCGCATCTGCTTTGGGAGCAGAGGGTCGTTGGTTCGAATCCAGCTACCCCGACCAATTTATTCCCAGATAGCTCAGTTGGTAGAGCAAATGACTGTTAATCATTGGGTCGGGGGTTCGAACCCCTCTCTGGGAGCCAAATAAAGAGTAGGATACTAATTGAGTAATTTTAGATTTATAGAAAAGAACTTAGATGTAAGTAAAATATTACAACAGGTTCTTGACAACTCAGGCGACTGGAAGTATGTTAATAATTTAAAATCAGACGGCAAAGATGTTGGCGGTGACCTAGACCCATATGGATTTTTACCTTTAGTTATGGCAGTTGTAAAGCCAGGAGAAAGTCCAAAGAATACAGAAAAAACTCAAAAGACCGAGCTCTATGATAAATATGATGAAGTTTCTAAATGGTTAAGAAGTCAAGGAATAACACAATTATCAAGAGCTGCATTTTTTAAGTTGGGTATTGATGAGTGGGTTGGTAAACATATAGATGAAGGAACTTATTATTTGAGTAGGGATAGATATCATCTTTCTCTACAAGGCAGTTATGATTATGAAGTTGATGGTGAATGGCATACTATCGAGCCAGGCACTTTCTTCTGGTTTGATAATAAAAAATACCATCAGGCACATAATGTAGGTGATGTCGAAAGAATAACTTTTGTATTTGATGTACCCAAATCAGAAGACAATCCATAGTAAGGACACAAGATGTATAAACCCCTACCAGAAGAAGTAACAATAAAAAAATCAGATATACATGGACTTGGTCTTTGGTGTGTAAAACCGATCAAAGAAGGAACAGAGATCGGAATTTCACATTTTTATTGGGGAGAAGAATTGCAAAGAACTCCATTGGGTGCTTTTTATAATCACTCTGATGAGCCGAATATAGTAAAGATTAGAGAAGATAGTAGGTTCTTTATTGTTGCCACTAGAGATATTTGGCCAGGCGAAGAACTTACATGTCAATATACTTTTTATCAGTTGTAAAGGATGTATATATATTATGAGAATGGAAACAGCGAAGAAAAATTTTGATATTGATATTGCAGGAAATATACTTTTAAATAGTAGTCAGTCTCCCAAGGATTTGCAAATTCAAAGTGGGGATACATATGCTGCAATGATAGTTGACGGAAAGCCCATTCTAATTAAATTAGAGTTAACTTTAAAAGAGTAGGAATAGTTATGTCACTTGGATTTAGAGACAAATACCAAAACATAGTTAAAAATTTAGTTAATAATGCTGACCAGTGTAGTCAACAATGGATGCTTACTGGAGATGCAGAATGGTATGAAGCATATAAGATGTATGTTAAAAAGGTATGCGAATTAAAGGAATGGATTAAAAAAAGAGAAAGTGAAATAGAGAATACGCCGGTATAGCTCAGTTGGTAGCAGCAATGGTTTTGTAAACCATAGGTCGGGAGTTCGAGTCTCTCTGCCGGCACCATTAATACGAAGACTGTTGTATGTAAGATGGAATCTAAAGAAAGAAAAATAATACTTCTGACTGATATAATAGAACAAAAAGTTCGAAAAGAAAAAGAACTTGAATATTATCAACGAGAGTTAGAAAAATTAAATCATAAAATGTTTTTCATTCGCAAAGAAATCGATTTAACAAATTTTATAATAGATTTGATTGGAAGAGAAAAACTTATGGATATCCGTGAAGTTATTGATGACAAAGATGTAGAAAAATTGATTGGTAATGATAATGGCGAAGAAGACGGAAACGAAACCTAAGCGCAAAAGAAGAACAAAGGCAGAAATGGAAGCCGCCCGAGCGGCCGAAACTCAATCCTCAAAACCAAAGCAAAAGAGGAAGCGTAGAACTAAAGCAGAGATAGAGGCCGCTCGGGCAGCATCGTTACCACCAGAACCAAAATGGTACGAGACTGGATATGAGGGCCCTAAACCAGCCCCTGCAAAACCAAAAAAGAAACCTCGCTCATATTCCCCACCCCCGCCCAGACAAAAGTTTGACACCAGTTTAATTGATGAACAAATAAAATTTCCTGGCCCATCTGGCGCAGAGTATGCAATTACTAAAGAAACAAAACATGGTAGACATGTATTATCTTGGGGAATAGATGATTGGAGTATATTATATAATGCAAGATATAATGATACTGAAAAACATTGGAAATTTTATCTTGACTTATATAAAAAATCATGCGATAATGGTAAAAATGTAAATACAAAAAAGGTGAAAAATAATGATAGAACAAATGCAACAACAAAGCCCAATATCAAATCTGGACGCACCAACACTAAAGGCAATCCTACAAGAAAGCCCGCAACGAGTGGTGTTCGAAAAGGCAGACGGAACTCTAAGAGTAATGCATTGCACGACAGACCCGAAGATCGTGCCGTGGCCTGATAATCCAGTAGAAGTTGAAGGTTCGATTGCAAAAGAAAAAGACCCAAACCTTATTGTTGTTTGGGATTTAGAAAAAGAGGGATGGAGATCATTTCGTTTTGAAAGACTTAAAGAATATGGAGATTTAGATTAATGGGTGGAAAATCAACAGGAAAGAATTATACATCTAAGGGTGAACGCCGAAGTGTATCACTGCAGAATAGAACTAAAAGATTAAAGGGTACTCTTGAACATGCAATTCGTCAGAGAGATGCCTGGCAAAAAGGAAAGAATGTAGTTCTTACAATTCCAAATCCAAATACTTCAGAAACCAATAAACCTTTTATAAAGGTTAAGGCGAGTGAGGTATGGGGTGATTTTAGAAAGCAAAGAAAATTTATGATGAGAGGAGAACCAGCAGCATGATAGAAGGATTTACGCCACCTTGTGTGGTATTCAGAACTAGGGTCAGAGATGAATCAATCGAAGGCCCAAACCCATATCGTTGGGAAGATGTAACAAGTGATGAATTGTTTAAAGGCAAGAGAGTAGTTTTATTCAGTTTGCCTGGCGCATTTACACCTACCTGTTCTACATATCAATTGCCTGGTTTTGAAAGTAATTATTTAAAGATTAAAGAATATGGTATTGACGAAGTGTACTGTATTTCGGTTAACGATGCATTTGTTATGAATGCATGGGCCAAAGCACAGGACATTCAAAATGTAAAAGTTATTCCAGATGGTTCTGGAAACTTTACTCGATTTATGGGAATGTTAATTGGTAAAAACCATTTAGGCTTTGGTATGCGTAGTTGGAGATATATGTGTGTTATTAATGACGGCAAGATTGAACACTGGCGGCAAGAGGCAGGTATTAATAACGATGGAAGTGACGATGACCCATATGTTGAAACAACTCCAGAAAATATGGTGAGTTATCTAGACCAATATAATATGTGGAATGAAGTTAAACAACGAACCGCTATGGGCGATTATAAGGTTATTTGATGTACGACATAAGGCCCCTTCATAAAAATAACGCTTCTGTATTTGTTGCAGAACGTCATTATTCTGCAGTTATGCCTCGACTAACTAAACATTATCTAGGGTTTCACTTAGATAATAAGTTAGTTGGGGTCTTAACTTTAGGGTGGGGAACTAATCCTATGGGAACAATTAAAAAAATGTTTCCAGATTTGACAACTTCTGATTACTTTGAGATTGGAAAGATGTGTATGGATGATTCTATGCCAAGAAATTCTGAATCCCAAATGTTATCTCAAACAGTAAAGTGGATGCGTGAAAATACAGATGTAAAATATCTCTATACTTGGGCAGACGGAATAGTTGGAAAGCCGGGATATGTTTACCAATCTGCAAACTTTCTTTATGGTGGTTTTATATGGTCTGATGTATATGTCTCTGAGACAGGCGAGAAGGTGCATTTTAGGACTATACAGAGGAAGATGAAGAAAGAGATGGGTAGAGATGATACGAAGTATGGCCCTCGACCAAATGACGCTAAAATGGGTGAAATGGGGTTTTCAAGAGTTTGGGGTAAACAGTTCAGATATATTTATCCACTGACTAAAAAAGATAGAAAGTATATGAATAAATATTCTACTTGTTGTTGGACAAATAAATATCCAAAGGATGAAAACTTGCAGTGGAAAATCAAACGGCCAGGCGAAACAGATTATGAGTGGTGCGATGATATGCCATTCACTCATAGTAATGATATAAAACACAATAAGAGTAATATTGCAAGATATAAGGCAGATATTACGATTGACAATTTTTTTTAATAACCTATATAATTGTGGAGTATATAATGAAAAAGAGAAATGTAAATCAATTAAAAATTGCATTGCGTGATGCAAGGTCAAGGATGAAACAATATTACCAACGACAGGCGTATATAAACAGACAGAGGAAAATAAATCAGGAGATTAATAATGGAAGGCCATAACTATAGTAAAAAATACACTTTTAATAGTGTACATAATGACGATGGTAAAGAAGATGTTGTTACTTGTTCATTTGATGCGGCAGAGGCAACACTTGGTGAAGTGTTGGAGAAAATCGAAAACTTTTTGATCGCCTCAGGATTTGAATGGATTAAGAAAGGTGAAATTCAACATATCGATAGTGTGTTTGATAAAGACTATGATTCTACTGCAGGCGCAGAATTGTTTGATGAATATTCTTTAAGTGCAGAAGAAATGTATAATAGACTTAATGGTTTAGATAATACTGCAAAAATTGTTGAATTTCCTAAAAAAGTACCTTCAGAAGACACCATAACACTAACTACTGGTTCTAATGATTTTCTTTTTTCGGGAGACTATGATATAAGTTCTGTTAAATTTAACAACATGGATATGACTGATGGTATGAGTTTTACCTTAGATACTTCTGATGTTTCATTTGGTGACTCATATAACGTATCTGTTACTTCAGATGACGTTACAATTAATTTTGAAGAAGAAAAGGATTAAAAAATGGCTTTTAAATTATCGAACAGATCACTTTCTAAATTAGAAGGTGTTAATGATGACATGGTTAGAGTTGTCAGCCGTGCCATCGAATTGACTGAGGTCGATTTTGGAGTGATCCAAGGGTTAAGAACTCTGGAAGAACAAAAGGCTTTAGTTGCTAAAGGTGCGAGTCAAACAATGAAGAGTAAGCATCTTGACGGACTTGCAGTAGACTTAATGGCTTATGTTGGAGGCCGTGGGGTCTGGGAACTCAATGTGTATGATGAAGTTGCCGATGCAATGAAGGCGGCCGCAATCGAAGAGGGTGTAGCACTCCGCTGGGGCGCAGCCTGGCACATTGATGACATTAGAGAGTGGGATGGTTCCATGGAAGATGCCATGAACGCCTACGTTGATTTAAGACGTTCTCAGGGAAGACGCCCATTTATTGATGCTCCACACTTTGAGCTAATGGTATGAATTTAAAATGGGGGTATTTTTTAAGTATCCCCATGACTTCTTACTTTATCCTTCTATTCCTCTTAGGTTTATTTGGAAAAAGTTTAATGATATTTACACCAGAAAAAAATATAGTAATGTATGAGTTTTTTGGTGTTGTATTAATACATTATATTTTTTATATTATTTTTTGCTTGACAAAAAGAAAAGAATAGTGTATAAATACAATTGTAATTGTTGATACGATTCAACATACATACTGGACTCGGGGGCAGTACCCGACAGCTCCACCAAAAACATACTAGTGTCCAGTTAAGTTTGGAACACATCTGATAAAGTGGCTAGTATGTTTTTGATGGGGCTGAACTAGGATCGACAGGTGTGTAGAGATGAGAGTAGATTACCGTGTTGACCTACGATATTCGGTCAAACAAAACTAAACGCAAACGATAACTTTGCACCTGAGTTTGCTCTAGCAGCATAATCAGCGGGGTATGGGCTCCACCTTGTTACCAAACGGGCCCGCAGTCATAGTAAAAGGATTTAATAAATGACAAGGTTTTTATTTGGAGCCGCTTCGGCGGTTTTTTTATGTACATCTGCAATGGCAGAGGGAATTAGAGGCTATATAGATGGTGAAGTTGAATATAGTTTGGAAAATGAAAAATTCACATCCGAATTAGGATACACAACGGCGCTTCCACAAGGATTGGTTTTGCGTCCATGGGCAGATTTTTCATATGATCGTAACGTAGCATCAGATACAATTAATTTTGATGGTGTTAATTTGGGAATTTCATATGCAGTATCTCCTGCACTTTCTCTTTACAGTAATATTAGTGCAGATCACGATTTTGAATACGAAGATACATCAGTAGGCGTTCGTTTTGCATTCTGATTTTTATATTATATAATAAAGGTGACAACTTCCTATAAAGTTGCTAATTACACACATCACACATAAAAGGAGAAATATGATGAGTAATAAAAATCCATTTGAAATTAGACTAGAAGTTTTAAAAATGGCAAAGGATATGTCTGAACAAAGTTACCAAATGGCAATTGATACATATTGGCAAACTTTGAATGCGACTGCAGAGACATGGAACAAAAGTGTTGAGGAATTGGTTCAACATACACAACACATGAAACCAGAAATGCCTGCCCCTCAAGACATCATGAAAAAGGCTCAAGAGTTGTATACTTTTATTTCAACTAAAGAGTAATTTTAATGGGGGGGTGCAACGCCCTCCCATTTTTTAAAAATGCGTGAAACGCAACGTTGTAGAGATGGTTAGAGATATATAATGATAGAGGTAATTTAACCTCTTTAAACCTTAACCAATGGAATGCTATTGTGAAAAATAGATTCACGCAAGAACTTATTATGGAGAAACAATAAATTATGCCAAGATATGATTTTAAATGTAATAATTGTGAACATGAATATGAAGTTTGGTGTCGTATTGCTGAAAGAGAAGAACATTTAAATGGCTCTTGTCCCAACTGTAGTGTTACAGGAAAAATCCAACAATTTCTTACTGGTGCTCCAAGTATTGGAGATCCTATTCGCATGGGCAAACAAAAAGTTCCACAATCATTTAAGGAGAATGTACTAGATAGAGTGGCAAAGATGCCGGGAGCAGTTAAAACAGAGTCTAAATTTAATATGTAATTTTTCACCGTAGATTCCGACTTTCAGAGGAGCCTCAATAATGAGTAGAAAAGTTAGGAAGGCAAAATTAAACAATAATAGTAGATTAATAGGGATTGACGCACGAACACAACTTAAAAACATTACACCAATAACACCGGCACAAGAAGAAGTATTCGATGCCTTTTATGAAGATCATTTGTTTCTTCATGGAGTTGCAGGGACAGGAAAAACATATATTTCTTTATACCTTGCACTAGATGAATTAATGAACAAATCTTCTAGTTATAGAGATATACAAATTATTAGAAGTGTTGTTCCGACAAGGGATATGGGTTTTCTGCCCGGCTCGGAAAAACAAAAACTTCAATCATACGAAACCCCATATAGAACCATAGTAAACGAATTATTTGAATGTGGCAGCGCATACGAAAGTTTACGAAAAACTTCCCTCATAAATTTTAACTCGACATCTTACATAAGAGGTATGACCTTTTATGATAGTATTATTATTGTGGATGAATGCCAGAACATGAATTTTCATGAACTTGATTCTGTCATAACTAGAATAGGAGACAACTGTAAAATAATTTTCTGTGGAGACTTTAGACAGTCAGACTTTAAATGGAAAGATGAAAAAAATGGAATACTTGATTTTATGAGAATCATAAAAAGTATGGATCGTTTTTCTTTCATTGAGTTTATGCAACAAGATATTGTCAGAAGTCCTTTGGTAAAGTCCTATATAATTAATAAATTAGAATTAGGTTTTGCCTAAAGGAGACTCCAAATGAAAAACATAATCGAAGCAAAAGATATTTTTTCTGCTAAAGTAAAATCTAAAAGTAATAACTTAGAAGATATAAAGTCGTTTATTAACTTAGGTGGTATGGATGAAGAATATGATGAGTCTATTGGAATGACAAATGAACTTCTTGATGAATTTGTTTATATTATGACAGATAAGTATGGATTTGATTTGAGTAATAAAGCTCTTGTTGATGATTTAAGTTTTCTAGGGATTATACTGCAGGCCATAATGGATAGACATTATGGTATTGAAAACGAAATAATACAGACTATTGATGAGGCGATAGAAGAAATTAAGTCGAGACATGAAAAAGAAGAAGTTTCATAAAACTGCTTGACATGTCGAAGGATATTTGATATACTTTGATAAGTAAATTTGGAGTAATTTATGTTTAAACATGTTGAATTGGATTTGCCTGAATTTTCACTTCGAAGTGAAACCCTTAAGTCTGGTACTAGGTATTACTACGATGAAAATGGCAACAAATATCCTTCTATAACAACTGTCATATCACATTTTTCTAAAAAATCCATAATGGAGTGGAGAAAACGTGTAGGCGAAAAAGAAGCCAATAAAATCACTACCCAGGCTACGAGGAGAGGAACTTCTATTCATCAGTTGTGTGAAGATTATATAAATAACATAGAAATAGATTATAATAAACTCATGCCGAATGATATAGAGATGTTTTTTACATTGAAAAAAACTCTCGATACTAGATTAGGTGATGTATATGTTCAAGAGTGGCCAATGTATTCTGAACATTTAGGAATTGCAGGAAAATGTGATTGTATTGCATATTTTGATGGTAAACTTTCTCTAATTGATTTTAAAACATCAAGAAAGTCAATGCATCCAAATAAATTAGAGAACTACTTTAGACAGGCATCTGGTTATGCTGTTATGTTTGAAGAGCGAACAAAAATTCCTATAAATAATCTAGTAATCATTGCGGCAATTGATGACCAGAAAGATGCAGAAGTTTATACTTCTAAACGTGATAGTCATATCGATGGACTGATAGAAATGATAACAGAATATAAAGCACAATTGTAGGAAATAAAAAACATGGTTCAATATCTAAAAAGTAGTGCAAAAAGATATGTAGGAGTTCCCGACTATTTGGGGGTGATGTACGACTACAATACACGATCAAGAGCAGGGCATTTATTTATCGGCGGATTTAAAAGAAAGCCTGGAATTCGACCCAACGATATCGTACTATTTGATGGAAATATAATTTTACCAGCGACCAACAATTATAGAGAAAAGGTTTTTTCGGTAAATCCTGCAACCACTATTAAATTTGAATATGAAAAAACAAATACTTTAGATCGAGTTAAATGTGGTATAATTCCATTAGATGAACCCGAAATTGGTGAAAGTATTAGTACTGCAAATAATTCCACTCATATATATCAAAATAACACTGCCCAAGAACAAAGTATAAAAATATATTGTGATTATAAAGCAGCCGTGGATTCTAAGTTGAGATTTAGAATCACAGAAGTAATCTCTGATAATACTCCTGTTCGCAGTACGGAACTTTACACTAAAGGTAATTTATGTCCTGGCGCTCCACTTGGATGGCAAAGAATATTAAGATGGGATATTGATAAGATTCCAACTTTAGGATTCTCTTTGTCAGTGGGAAGGGAACTTGGTGAAAACGAGTTTATTTTCAGAGACTTTATAAATTCACAAAATAGTTATTTTAAGGTTTTGCCCAATTATTTTTCAAAACAAGGGTCTAAAGTAGACTGCAGGGCAGACATAACTTTCGAAACGGAAGATGTAAGTGCTATGAATTTAGACCCAGTAGCACAAGTTGAAATCACAAGCATTATAGGGAGAATGTAATATGATAAATTGGATTAAAGATAGATTAGCTGAAAGAACATCATGGGATGGTGGCGCACTTATTGCAATGGGTGTTGTTGCACTGCTCTTTGATGGTTTGATTACATGGGCTGCATACGCAGCGATTGTCTACGGTCTTTGGACTATCTGGAAAT